TGTAAAGATTGTGAAAACGACCTGTATCGCCGATTCCATTGCGTATCGTGTGATGAACTGAATCTGTCTCTCCGGGCCGAAGAAACCCTATTGTCTTCTGCCAACGACTCGGATGTATCTCTGAGTCTGGAGAGAGGGCCCCATAATTGGGCCAGATATTGCCTCGAGACTGCCCGCCAGATGGACTCAACCATTGGTGATGATCTACGAAGATTTGACGAGCACTTCACTCGTGTTGTCACCGAAGATAAAATCACATTAGATGGCGTAATCCACTGGAACCCCGAAAACTTAGAAATCTGTAGACTCTCATCTGCAGTGGCGCACGGAAAACGCCGAGTACTTGAAGCGTACCGCTACAGTAATGTTGTGGACAGGCTGCTTCTAACGGATGTACTCAAGAGAGGAGCGCGTATCCTCTCCGACAAACTGGGGCATTAACATGCCAGAATCTTCAGATAAGCGACCAGTGACGGAACAGGAGCTCAACAGTGCTGTAAGAAGCTTTGAATCCTCTGAACTCGCCCGCAGTCTCAATTCATACGGGGTAGACATTGAACGTATCAATGGCATCCCGACAAACTTCCGCCGAATTTCAAGTGTGCAATCTCGCTTATTTAATAGTAATGCAGACAGGAATTTAACTCTCATGGGTGATGAACTCTTTGTGAAGCGTGCCAACATGGCAAACGCCGGCTACAGAGTCATATCCCGCGAATACAACGAATATGTTGACTGGTGCGAAAAGATCGGTTTCAAGGGTAGAACCTTCTGGCATAACAAGGAACGTGACGGATGGAACACATCCAAAGCTTCCTGGGACGCCGCAAGTGCTGCCGAGACCATAGCGCACTATACTGGCAACCTGGGTACTGGAAAGACTCTAAACGTCGCATTGTTACGCGATAATATCGTGTCCGTTCTGGAACAGTGGAATCACTCTTTCGAAAGCGTCACAATTGACCCGTTCGAAGACTTCCCGTCTTGGACCGGACAAATGAATTGGAACCGTAATAGCGGTTGGCCTTTCCATATGCCTATTAGTCAGGAACGTTACATGTCTGTTGATTTACCCAACTGGTACCCATGGTACGCACGTTTGTTCTCAACACAGACCATTGAAGCTCTTGAGGAGTTCATGGAAACAGCACCAGTAGGCTGGGGTAACGTCAACGCAAACATCTACACGATGTTCGGACGCCCAGAAGACCGTGTTATACATGGTGTTGAACACGTGTGGAAAGGACCAGGCGCTTATTTCAACAATGGCACGACCTCGAACATGAAACAAACACAAGTTGCATGGACCAGTACATCTCAAAACCATGAGGATCAATCGAAAGCACTCGCTTTCCATGATGCGATCATTATGGCTGATGACATTCGCAAATACGACCGTAACTTTGAAAGAGTTCTCATGCAGTTAATCTATGACTGTGTGAAGGAATCCGATCACCTAGTAAATCATCCCCACATGCGTAAGGCATTACTGGCGCTGCTAAATCTTTTCACGAAGAATTCTTGGCTCCACCTTAGTGCGACGCATCGTGTAGTCATGGTGAAGGGCCTCCCAAGTGGGCACCCTCTTACGCAATGGATCGGTAGTTTAGTGCATCTCGCACTCTACGACCGCTGGACGGAGTTATATGGTATAGAGAGTTCTTATGACCAAGTACTATCTGATGACGGTTTCCGTATTGTACGGGGTATGACGCTTACAGAAGCTGAAAACCTGGTCTTCGGAGACATGGCTGAAGATGCAAAGAACTTTGGTTTCACATTCCACGAAAAGAAGACAATCGTCGTCGATCCTACTGACGAACATACGGTTGGTTACAGAACTGATCTCGAAAGGGACGTTGTCATGGGTGACAGTGCGTTCTTCTTGAAACAGTTCGGTAATCGAGATCTAGGAGCATCCCAAGGCAATAGCCAAGGTATGCTCCAGAGTATGCTCGAAGTGGAACGTAACGCTTCAGACGAGTTCCGCGAAAGCGTGGACCCGCATCTTCTCGGCTTTGACGTCGGGCTTGGTGGCCGTGTTCCTACGGCCGTTTATGATCTAGCCCGTCTTGTAGACATTATAGCATCTGGAGGGATTGGAAATCCTCTCATTGACTCAGCAATTAACTATGTTCAAACCACATGGCCCGGTTTCGCGACTCGGGGCGTTAAGATATTGGAAGAGAAACTTGATAAGGAATGGCGATCTGGCACCACAAGGTATGCTGGCGGCACCCTCGATAGTGGCATAGCTCGTAAGCGTGTTGTCGAAGAACTGTTGGATCTCGAAAGAGAGCCAATCTGGCAACAGAAAGCGTTTGCAAGTAAGGTGGCTTAACGTACCCCGTCTAGGGAAATGGCGAATCGTTATGCAAACACATGTGGTCTTTGCTGAGCATGGATTTTACCGATAGATATTCTGGGCGTTACGACCCAC